GTTTAGCCTCTTTCTTAGCCGCCGCTACGCCTTTTTTTCCGTAGCTATAAGTCTTGCTTCCCACTTTAGGCATGATCAATTTCTCCGAGGTTTAATCACCGTCACTGTAATTCCCAGAGCCGCGAAGATCCGCGACAAGAACCTACGCATCGTCAGGCACCTTACCGTTGGTGCGGGTGGACGCGAGGGCGACGAGGACATCTCGCTGCCCAACGCATCGCTGGTAGATCGGGTCGTTGGATGCGAGGACGTTGAGCCTCTCTTGCATCTGGGCCTCGACTATAGCCAACTGCTGCTCTGGGGTCGTCGTCTGAGACTCGACGGTGGCTTCTTCGACTGCTTCAGTTTCCATTATGCGGCCTCCAATACGGTGACTTTAGCGGACAATTCTTGGACTGCGGCAACGAGATACATATGCAAATCATGCGGGGTGTAGGTTTTTAGATCGGTCATCAGTGTCTCAGATATTTCCTCAGTTCTGACATCGCCAACGGCCTTGTCATTAGGTATGTCGTTATCACCGGCCCGATACAGTACGGCAGGGGTGGTCTTGACCAGATCGCCGCCCACTGATACGGCATCGGGAAATACTGTTGCGTACTCTTCTGCAATGAAGGAGTTATACGTTTTTGTGCCGTCGATCTCGTCGTGAGCCGATAGATATTGGTCCGTATACCGAAAACTTACTGGGCGCAAACTATTGATTTTCGCCAATGCTCCCGAAATCGTCTGAACACTGGTTTTGATGCGACTGTCTGAGGTATCTGTCCATGCGGTACCGGTACTCAATCCCGCAGTACCCGTGACTGTAATAGCGGGTGACGCGGATGCGTTTATCCGCATCCGCTCTACTGAGCTATACACACCCGCTGGTACTGTTCTAAACGCTAAATACGTCGGTAGATTGTCGTCAGACCAATCAGCAGCCGCAAACGCTTTAAATTCAGCCCCATAATAAAAATAACCATTATCGGGCCAAGCTCCTGCAAAGCCAATCTGCCCTAAGCCGTCACCCGATTCTGGGTACGCCAAAGTACCCACGGTAGCACTGCGTGATTTTTGTAAGATTAGTGAGCATGGATTAGTGTCAGCACTATAAAGAGTCATTATTGCTGACGGCCACGCTGTAGTCGCTAAGTCGAGCTTCGCGGCTGAGACTCCCGAATTATTAGTTCTGGCGGTAGTATTTATAAGAAACCCTCCACTACCTGATACCGCAGGTAGCAAGATGGCATTGGAATTATCATAGTAGAGATCCGCATCGCCACCCGTGCCGAGCGTGACTTTTGCATTATCGACAAACGTCATATCGCCCGATATAGTCGAGGTGCTGGATAGTGTCATCGACCCCGTCACTGCCAGCGTCGAGCCGTCGAAGGTCAGGTTGGCCTCGACATCAGCTACAGAAGAGCTTGCGTAAGTGGCTACACCATTCGCCGTACTACCATTAAAGGAGATGCCGCTACTGGGCAATGCCTCCCAAGCTGGTGGTAGATTAGCACCTGCGGAAGTTAAGACTTGACCGTCAGACCCATAATTTGCACCTCCAATACCTATCTCGCCTTGACTGGTAAACCTAAACTTCTCCGTAGCCGCTTCAGAATGTCCAGTATAAAAAATTATATCTGTCGCATTAGAGCTAGCACTAAAAGTGCTTTGTGCAACAGCTTGGATAGAGGCCGCTACCGCAATTGCATCTGTTCCTGTCTCATGCGGAGCTTGAAAGTCTATTTTCCCCAAAACATCATTGGCATTAATGTCTGTCAAAGAAGTGGCCAACAAAAGTTTGCCCGTGCTAGTCGTTGCATCTGCTGAAGCACCCATAATACGAAGCTGATCGGCACTCTCGTCCCACTCCATGTAAGCTCCTGCAGAATCTCCAAAAAACTTTACATCTTTTCCTGTGCCATCAACTCCTACGGTAACCGTTCCAGTAAAAGTCTTATTGGCAGTGAAAGTCTGCACTACACCAAGGTGAGCAGTATCGTCGTCAAGATACGCAGAGGCCACTTTCGTGCCTTGCCAAGTGCCTGTACCAATTGTACCTACGGTAGCAATACTACTACTGCCAGCTATAGGGCCATATATAGATCCTATAGCCGTATCGCCAATCGTTATAGCATCCGCTTCAAGAGTTCCATCTACGTCAATATTACCTGCAAGGTCTATGTGTCCCGGTATCGTGACTATACTTGCACTGCCATTGCCTATAGTCACATCCACTTCGTCTTCAGCACTGCCATCTTCAATAAGGAGTCCTTGATTTAGCTCTGCATCATGTGAAGCTACAGAAAACTTTATTTGACCTCCTTCCTGTCCAGCAGTAGCTGTCTCAACAATACCTTCAATCTTAGCAAACTCTTCGTGGGTAGCTTCCCCTGCATCTGTCCCATAGAAGGAAATAGTACCCATGACATCACTGTCGTCACCACTAGCAGAATCTTTTGAGAATTGAATAATTCCAGCCGTAGCACCAGCATGGGTATTTTTAAGCTCTATCTTAGGAAGATTTGCGGAAGTCGAAGTGGCAGTAAGGATATCACTGGCAAAGGTCAAGGTGGATGCAACAATGGCAGAAGAGCTACTGCCATAAGTAACCATACCATCAGCAGTAGACCCACTAAAAGAAATGCCACCTCCTACTCCAGATGCCTCCCAAGCAGGAACGGCTCCTGCTCCTGTTCCCGTTAGCACATATCCATCTGCACCAGAAGCAAGTCGAGCAAGAAAACCAGAGCTATCACGATAGTAGAGATCTCCAGTAGCATCGGTTGATCCATTTATTGCAATGCCAGCATTGGCAAAGACCAAGTCATCTGCCGATTCGTCCCAAGTAAGACTGGATGATGCGGTATCTCCATAGAAGATTACATCCTTACCAGTTCCATCTACACCTACGGTGACTGTCCCTGTGAATGTTTTATCACCAGTAAATGTTTGAGTAGTTGAAAGATGTGCCGTATCCGCATCGAGATAAGCAGAGGCTACTGCTGTTCCTTGCCATGTTCCCGTTCCTATAGTCCCCACAGTAGCGATATTAGTACCGCCAACGCTATGACTAGCGAAGTAAGTGCTAACCGTATCTACATTGGTCATACGCATCGTACCTGCGTCATTGACCAACAACCCATCACCAGAAGCTACCGCAGTCGTCCCCCTAGACGTTCCACCATCTATTAGATTCAATTCAGCGGTAGTAACCGTAGCCCCATCCAGTATTTCCAGTTCAGCTTCGGTGATTACAGCAGATCCAATAGTAAAACCTGTTGCCGTCACCACCCCACTGCTGGTAATAGCTCCAGACCCTATAGTGCCTATAGTGGCAATATTTTTTGAAGCGTCTAAGACCACAGCTTTTGAAGCTGCCGCAGTACCGGCAGTTATACCGTCCAACATCTCTAACTCAGCTTCACTTATTGCCGCACTACCTACTGTCAAAGCACCAAAAACACCTGTTCCCGTAACGGTAAGGCCTCCACCAATAGTAGCATTGGTTCCAATAGCCACCGTGGTAGTTGTCATCGTTATAGCTGTAGAGTTAACTACAAGGGGAGTTACTGAAGAAGCATTAGCTATCGTGGAAAAACGCCACTCCGAATCCTCTGAAGAGGCTGAGGCATCCGTCATCTTTAGGTCTACATAACCTATAGCCGTAGCGGCACCACCCGCATCATCTGCGGTAAAAGTTAATCTCAATCCATCATTATTTGCAGGAGTTCCAGACGATGGATTGATCTCAAACTTAGCTACCTCACGCAATCCTCCAGCCGCCGCAGACGTTGTGCTGAATGTTTTTAGACCCGTAATAGTCTGAGCAATAGATTTTCCTACGATACCATCACTACCTGAAGTATCGACATTGGCTTCATCTATATTGGTTGCCTCAAGGAATGTCCTAATATTAGTAATCCAATCCTTGAGAGGAGCCGCCTTGATTTCTGCTCCAGCTACAGGTAGCGTTGAGTCACTAGGAACTGTAATCGTTGCCATTATAATACCCCTTGACCACTTATAGAATATTCCACTTGGTAGCCCATTAATTCTGCTGGATTAGAACCCGTTATTTCTAGTTGTATATTTTCTGCTGTTCTATTTATCGAAAAAAGAGCCTTATTAGCTCTTTCATCTGGAAATAAAAGGCCTGAATCGTATTCATAATCATCATCGTATACGTAATCGGTTCCTATTGTAAGTGTCTTTTCCTTGGTACCCCTAACCCCTTGATCGCGTTTTAAGGTGACTCCTATGGTCGATAAGACGCCCGTATTCTTGTAGTATATAATAATAGTCTTTATAATCTTAGATGTGCCGGGAGATCCCAAATCATTAGGTGCCGTTTCATATGTATAACTGTAATTGGTGGAATCGTCATCGGTTCCTGTATTGCCCTTATATACATAACCCGTACTATAAGATCCTAAGAAATCAAACTCAGAGTCACTGACAAAAAAATTACTTATAACATTGAGAGAGGCCGTATATGATTCGATCTGTATTTCATTAGTCTCCCAATCCCATACAAGAACTTGATCATGTCCAGTGCTATTGGACGTAGAAGACATAAGAACTCTTACCTGATGATCTTTCTCTCTTACAGTAGATACAGCATATTGAAGCCTTGCCAAATTAAACTTAGATTGAAAGTCGATCTCTCTCGTCACAACCCTGTATTGCATGTCAGGTGTTATAACAAAAGCTCCTTCTGTGGCTATCCCAAAGATAAATTCTGGACGAACGATAATACTCATCTTTGAAACTGGAGAAAAGCCCCTCATTGTATTGCCGGGAACATATTCCAATGCCCCTACATGATATACAATGTCTCCTATATACGCCCCGTCTTTCTTGAAGATAAAGACCTTATCCCACGCAGAAGCACCAGCTACTATATCGGTACCTCCAGCATCAACCTCAAACCTGTTGTTATCTAAGACCCTGTCTATATCTACACCAAAAGTATCCGTATTTACGTCACACCAGTAAAGTCTTGTCGGATACTTGGTGCTGCTTATCGTCGGAGCTATGAATAGTAGTACGTTCTTATGAACTATAAGATCTTCACAGGTAGCTAGGACTACAGGCGCAGTAGTCATAGCAACCGCACTATTAGACGTGTTCCCATCCCACGTCCAAATGTTATTTGTTCCATTTACCGCTATTAACTTGCTGTCTAAATAGGCAAATCTATGTCTTCCCTCTGCTCCTGCATTCAGCGTCACTGAGCCAGTCAGATCTGTCCTTGTAGTTCCGTTGTCGGCAAATATTTTTGTAGTCGTAGTATAGACATTACGCAACCCCTGAGTGCCTATAAGCTGATGCCTGAACCCAGTTAGTGCAGGAGATCCACTTATCTGACTGGTATTGTATTTTGCATACCCGCTTCTTCGTCTTGCCATTCTTTGTTCGGACAAGTCTATATTGTCCATTACAATAGCAGATTCTGGACCCAAATCTGGAGACGGGTAGTTGTGGACATCCTTAAGACCCCTGAACATAAAAATTTGGGATCGCTGAAGATCAGGAAATACACGGGGTTCTGGTAATGCTACAGTCATATATTATGCGCTGGCGTTAGGTATTTTGCCTCTCGTATAAGAAGAAGGCGGGATATAAGGGTTGGTTACATTCTTAAACTTCCTAGAGGTAACCTGTTTCTGTTCCCTATGTCCTAAGAAATCCTCTTTTCGCTGCTCATACTTTCGTGCTGCTAACTGCCCTGCCTGACCTTTTCCTACTAGAGGAAGAAGAATGGCTTCTGAGCCATAAATAAGAAGATCGTGAAAACGATTGTCCAACTCAGGCCAATCATCGTCGTTAATCAATGGCGGCTTCTTCGCCAAGGTGCGGACAATATACGTAATAGCCGCATCTGGAACAGGATATAACTCCCACCATTGATAGGATGGAGAATCGCCCCAATAAGGAGGAATGACCGATAATATATTGCTATCTGTATCTTTAACGGTCACCGTCCCAACAAAGGTAACGTTATTAGTTTGCTGCAAGACCACCCTGCGTATCCCAATACCATTTGCAACAGCATCAAAACTAGAAGTCGAGGTTGCTGGCGTTATTCCAGTAAAAGTGATCTCTTCTCGCAGATCAACGCCGCTAGACATTCCATGAACAACTGCCTTGTAATTGCTTCCCGCATCCAGTGCCGAAGAGCTTACCACTGACACGGTACCTGCCGAAGCAGGTTGTTTCTGCACCCCAAAGTAGCCAAAAACATAGGCTTCTGTAGGAGTACCACTGCTACTCGACCCTGCCCGCTCTCTGTCAAAGTCCTGAGAGGTCTTTAATACCAACTGCCTATCATTGGTATCGTCTTCTATATTCAAGACCTGTTGGACGTAGAGGGGCATACCATATTTGCTGGTGCCAGACACCGTAGCAAAGGTATACTCTCTACGCTCAAAGTCGGTATCCGTCTCACTGAGAAGCTCTTCGTAGATGAGATTGACGGCACGTTTGGCCATTGTCTCAAACTCATCACCAGCCTCCTCAGAGGCCGCTTTATTGAGATAAGATATGATGTCAGAGAATTTCACTTAGTAATCACCCTGTTTACGCTTCTGAGATTGACGAGTGCCACCACTGGCCTTAGTGCGCCTTTTCTTTTCTGCCTTTCGTTCTTTTTTTATCTCCCTACCAAAAGCTTCTGCCTTTTGAGCCTGTGGGTCTTCAATTCCAAAAATGATAGCTTGAAGGGGTCTAAATCCTGCTTCCATTGAATGTTTATAAGAGACAACTTGTTTTCGTCTCTCTTCCTTAGTCATTCTAGGTTGCCTTTGGGCCTTTGGCTGCTTCCTGAAAGTAGATTCAGCCCTTGCCGTTTGCTTCTTAGTAGCCTTCTTCGCAGCCCTCTTTACCTGTGATGTACCCCTTGAAGAAGACTTACTTTTCTTGTAAAGGCTATGATACCCCTTCTTAGCCATTACTTACCTTTTCTTGGACGTCCACGTTTCGTGGAAGCAGGAGCCGCTTCCTCCAATATCCCTTCTTCTACCAACTTCACTACCTCTTTATCCTCAGAAGGTTCTGGTTCTGAAGAAGAGGCCATGATCTGCTCCGTATGCTCCTGCTGAAGCTCCTTCATATCGACCATAGCCTTAACTTGATCACCCGAATACTGGCTCATCAAAAGCTCTATGGCACCATCTTCAGATAGGACGGGAATCTGACCTGTTTCGCCAGCCTGACCGTCAAAACGCTCAAACATTGTTTTAAAGACCTTATCCATGCTGGACAACATGCTGCTCTGCTCATCGTTCTTACGCTCTTCATAGGTCTGGTGAAGCTTCATCCTGCGCTCTGGACCATCTGTAAGCTTTGCTGAAGCAAGTCTGAACTCCCATCTCTTAAACATGGGATAACTAGCCCCCATCGCTTCCTCTTCAAGCTCCTGCTGCTCTTCCGTCAACATACGCCCCGACCTTGTATCTATAGCCACTTCTCCATTAGGCGTACCCTCAAACCTGAGAATGATACCATCATCTTCCTGTATATTGCGATTCTCTGATGCATTATTGAGATTATCGCCATAGACATTCACTCTATTACTGACAATCGTCTCCTCTGTCCATGTGCTGTGATGAATGACATCGGTGACGCTTGGGTCTGTCCCTTCAAACTTTCTGTATACCACTGTATTTTTATCAGCATCAGAAAGAGGAAGCTCTATTCCATTAGCTAGCTTCTCCTCACCATGCTCCAATTTTTCTTGAAGCGCAGCAGTAAGATTTGTATCAAGGACAACGGATGGTTTGCGATTCATAACATTCTCCTTATATAGTGAATCCGCTTATATTGACTTGGCAATCAGCACTTGACGAAGCTATGTTGCCAGTTACTGCCTCCCCCGGTGTACTTGCTACATTATTAACATTAAATGAAAACGAAAACCCCTCTACCGACAAATCGATCTTACTTTGCCAAATAATAGTTGACGCACTCTTAATGGTAATAATAGAATCTGCATCTATATGGCCAGAAATAGAGGATACAAAATGCTGACTGCCCGTTATAGCAGCCTTGCTGGCCGAAGCACCAGAATCGGTTCCAGCCGCTGTTGCAGACCAAGGACTCGCCTGTGAAAAATCCATTATACTCTCCTATGCCGATAGCTTAATACCAGCATTTGTAATGATTTTATTCATACGAAGTTCATATGTATGAAACTTACGACACTTCTCATGTCCAGATTTAGCAATGGATTCTCTCTCTACTGGATTATCCAATGCCCATTGAATCTTATCTTTCATTTCGGCCTTATTCGTATAGCCTAAAAAGTCTTTTCCCTCCTCAAATCCAAGCTCTTCTATTCCGTCTACCGTAGTATTTGTCAACAAGCATGTTCCAGTAGATAAGATCTCAAAAAATCGCATATTCAAATCATTTTTAATGCTGACATTAAACCCTACTCTAGACCGTATGTAACGTACGGACATGTCTTCAAAGAAACAACTAAAAGAAAACCAGCTATTGGGAAACTCCTTGAACAAAGAATCCAAATAATCAATTCTGTTATTTTGATCTTCTTCGTAGTCTCTCATAAAATGACCTACAAAAGAAACGTCCCATTCTTTTTGTAATGTCCACGTCCCCAAATGTGATTCTTTGTTTGGGTGAACCATCATTTCACTGAGGCTTGGATGGGCCATAGTATTACAAGCCAATGGCAACCATGTAGCTGATTCTATACCATCTGCCCTCATTCGCTCTGCACCCTCTTTTTGAGCGCAATAAACGTACTTGAATTGTTTGGCCTTTTCCTTTCTAAAGTCATACCCCATATGCGTATCAATAGAATAGTAGGCACTATTTTCGGGAGCGGTCCAATTCAAGTCATCTCTGCCATCATCTATATGAATATAAAACTCAGCAGGAGGCAATTTTTTTGAATCATCATCTGGTGGTCTATACCTGCATACGCCCTCTCCCCACCCCAATTGATATTTCACAGCATTAAAGCATAGGGTGGGAGTCCCATTATTTCTTATATCACTATTATAAACAAAAGCTAAGCGAGGATGTCCTTCAATTGCTTGTATGCTTTTCATACAAATCCTCTTGGTGGCTAAGTCCTTTTTTCAACCTATAATTTTTCCACGTATGTCCCGTACAAGTCACCCATTTCTTTAGTCCATGCTTTTTAATAATTGCATTGTTAGTTATCTCTTGATGTATGCCAGAATCCCAATAGCCCTCAAAAACTCGCTTCCCTGTCTGCTGTCCTATATGATGCAAGTATGATGTCCTATTGGCGATTAATTTAAGACCTCGATCACGCAATCGTATCGACAAGTCCAGATCGTCTCCTCCCGGCAAAGCCTCGTCCAATCCCCCTATTTCACGAAAAAGTTTTGTCTTTACAACCAAACACATTCCTATTAAACAAGTAGTTTCTACTATAGATGGTGTTTCTACGTTGAAAAGATTTTGATTTCCCGATACAAAATTACTACATGGACCCACTGCGCCCACTAAGGGATCTTCAAATACATCTATCAAATTCTTCCAAAAGTCTTTTGATTCTGGTATAAAGACTGTGTCGTCATTCATCATACAAAAATATTCTGACTGCGCTGCGTGAATATGATGAAGACCTATATTGATAGACCCCATCCACTTTAAATTCGATCCCGGTTGGACTATCGTTATTGCATCTTCTGGCAAATCCTGTATGATATTTTGAATGCTCTTATAGGATTCTATGGCCGACTCATTATCGATCACCAAGATTTTATAATTGTAATCGGTATGTTCAAATAAAGAGTGAAGACACCAATCCAATTGTTGGTGATTATTATACGTGGGTATGCATATAGATAGAAATGCCATTACCTTTCAAGAGCCTCTATAAGATTGAAGGTCATTGCATCATTAGGCCAATTGGATGTGTATAATTCTTTATTATGCTTTATATACTCTTCGTAATAGGATTCTGATACAAAATCAACATCCCACCTCTTATGTGATGTCTTTATTGAAGTATCAATATATCGTGGGATACCAAACTCATGGCATCTAGTGCAGAAATGAAAATCTTCCCCACATCCAGTAGAATAGAACCACGGTTGGGGGATCTGCTTAAATATATTCATATCCAATAGTATGACGCTAGCTCCAAAAGCTATTGCTCCTCCCACATCTACATTGGTTATCAACTTATTTTTGGGATAATCAAATACTATATCCGATGTAAAAACAGGTTCATTATTAGTGCCTGTTTTTTCTATTATTTTCATTATTACTGGATAAAATGGAGGTCGTGCCGTAAAAGCTAATGCCCCCACCATAGGCAAATTATGCCTCCAAAGATTTAGAAATGTAGAATACTCAAATTTCATATCGGCATCCCACATAAACAAATAATCTGCATCCCATGATAGGGCTTGCTCTACAATCATATCCCTAGCCTTACCAACCAATGACGTTTGCGAATAATCAACTAGGGCAATATCCAACTTCCCCATTCGATCATAATCCTCTATGGTTGGATCTGCATTGGGGTGCAGTGACGGAAGAGAGGGCAGTAAGGCATCGAACTTATCTTTTCCTAGGGAATTTCTGGAAATAGTTCTCTCCCTCAATTGGCCAAAGTACATAAACATATCTTGATACAAGGCAAAGGTTTTTACATCTGGCCCATCGTACCAAGGCATTCCTATGGCCAACTTCATTTTATAAGACCTAATTTCATTTTAATAAATTCGAAATAGGTACCGCCCGTAGCAGGACTATACCTATGTCCATCGTGAGATTTTAAGACATCTTGCGGCGAATCTTCCCAAAAAAGCTTACTACAATCACATCTCATCAAAGTACGAGCCGTAGACTCATTCTTGGATAACATTGATTTGATAATATTAATCATATAAAAATTAGGGGAGGGAGGTCGTTCCTCCCCTCCCCCAATCTATTCTACAGGTTGCGAATAAATACGTGATTGGCATGACCAGTGGCATTTAACTGCATCGTGGCAGCAACAACGGTATCCAATACAACTACAGGACCGTTTGTATCGCCATATCCGATTGAAGTCAAGCCCAATGACGCTATGGTCACAGGTGGACCCCAACAAGTTCCACAATGCTCTACTCCAGCACTGCCCCTACCAGCTACTTGGCACGAAGCCTTATAGCCGTATACCTGCACTCTGCCTACTGCGTTGTTTACAATATCCTCATCCGCAAGACCAATAAATGACCCTGCACTGGTAATCGTCCTCTTAATGGACGTTACGTTGTTATTGCTCCCAACGCTAGCCAGATTCTGTGCAGCCGTAAAAGCAAACACAGGTTGATTATTGGTGCATGTCTGACCACCGACATTCGTAACATTCACGAACACCTTTTCAGCGTCAGACCGATTGACTGTCTGTAGCTGCATGATTAGTTCTCCTCAAATAACTTTTGAATTAAAAAGGTCCACCACTTACAACTGCCGTGAAGATGACTTCGCAGGCAGATGACGCTTCAATCAATACGGTTCCATTTACCGTATCCAGTGAAGTGTTTGTATTTATTACCACCAGTGGATCAGTTGTAAGTTCTTCTTGCGCCGCCACTTGACATGCTAAAATAAAACCAGTTGAAGAAGGCAATAGTGTCATGTGATTTTTATTCGCATCGGGAATGGTAATCGTTCCCGTAATCACTGCATTCTCGCCCACTGGACCATATGAAGATGTAGAATGCGTTAAAGCTGCCATTTTGGTATCTCCTTAAGCCTTATCTGCCTAGTTTAGGTAATACCAGTAAGCTTACCAAGCTTACGACGATTGTTGACAGCAATATTGCCCTGAAAAAGAATCTGGGCAACCAACGCATCCTGATCGATGGGCTTCTGAAAACCCTCATCAGTCATCGCCATATTAGCCTTCGCGTGAACGAAAAGCATGATATGCGAACCATTAAGCATGTACATGTTGCCCGAACCGCAAAAATTGTCCATGACAACCGTAGCACCCTTGAACAGCAGCTTCTCAACGCCAGCATCTGCACCACCCGAAGGGTTGGGTTCATAGCGTACGCGAGGAGCAATCAACGCCTCAAACGATTCGTGAACCGTCTGAGTAGTGACGATGTAATCGGGCGAAGTATTAGAACCCGATTTCCCTTCACCGCAGTCATTCCATACCGTCCGCATATTAGAAATGAGATTAGTAGCGGCTGCTCCAACACTGCTTTGAATCTGACTGCGCCACGAAGTGTTATCTTTCTGATTGATGTCAGCATAGGTCGTATCAGAAGTCGGATCATCTGGACATGCTGCTTCCAAACCCGTCATCTGCTTATTGCTGGAACCCGTTCCATCAGAGAAAACACCAGTAGCAATACCGTCCACCAAACTAAGTTCGGCCTGACGGGATTTTTCCTTCATAATGTCAGCAATCTGTGTCGGACCCATGTTCTGACGAACGGTAAGACCGTCAATAGCGATGCTGACTGCGGCTTGCTTCCACTGATACCATGCCGTGGTAAAGCCGATTGAAGGAGTGATATTAAGAGTATCCAACTGCGAATACCACTTAAATGTACCATTCGTACCCGTCATCACAGGAATGCGAATACGTTCGCCTCCCTGCAATACCTTGATACGATTTCCAGAATTGAACCAATCCAGCGTGGGATTGGCCTGATAAACATTGTCCTGTATTGCTCCCGATGAAAGGATCTCATCCAAGGTCATCGTGAGCAACGGACCATATGTTCTACTTAGGCTACTTTCTCCCGTTGCCATTAGAAAGCTCCATCAAATATTTATTGACCCAAGGCACGAAACGCTTTTAATACGGCACGTTCTGTAACCGTATCCAAGCTGTCTCCTTCCCTATAGATCGATTGATTGTCAGGCGCACGATGTGACGACTGGTCTATAGTCCTCGCATTGGCCGCACGAGCCACGCGATTCGATATGCCACCCCGTCCTTCCGTAGCACCACGATTATATGCATCTTCAAGAAGATTATCGAAATGATAGATTTTGTACAGTTGCGTCGGTGTGATTCCTTTGTCTTTGGAAAGCATATCCGAGTACAACTCACGAACTCCATCATATATGTCGGGGTTCCATACAAACTCTCCCCCCTCCATATGGCCAAAGTTATCTCCCCACGCATCGACACCCTCATTAATGGTATCTACCGTGTATTGATAGGCTTCACGATCCACTTCCTGATCTTCAAGATCTTGGCGAGACACATACCCCATCTCATCCAATAAAGCTTGAAATGCTTCTTGCTGCTGCTTGGGAATACGATTCACTAATGCCCTACGACGCTCCGTATCTGCATCAACCTGTTCGGGCTGATCTTCCGTCAATGCTTGCTCTAAATCATTCAATCTACCTTCAAGGTTATTATTCGATTGACCCTGTTGGGAGATCGTGCGTTGCATCTCACGAAAAGCTTGTGCGCCACCGGGGATATTATGAGCGTTATCCTCCAAGTATTGAAGCACTTGGTCCCTGCCAGCAGATTTCTCCCCCGTAGTATCGGAATTGGAGTTTCCATTAGAAGCCGCATCCGATCTGGGGTTAGTGGCAGACGCGGTTGCTCCCCCGCGTCGAGCATCCATAGCCGTATCGATCTCACTTAACCGTTGGGACGCCTCCATCTGCTGTAAAGCATCAGCAGGGTTATCCATGGCTGGATCTATCGGTATAGTTGCCTCAGTCATTATACATCTCCTTATCCATCATCATAGGTAAAAGAATCTTTAGCCTTCTCCATCACATCTTTTTTGCGATGGATGTCGTCGATCTTTTTACCCCGTAGCTTGGATGAAGGGCGAATAGCAGTGGGATTACCCGAATCCCAATTACGCCCTCCATGCTTCCTATCTCCCGACTCATGCACATTAAGTGCATTCATCACATCTTTCTTCTGCCTACGTCCAGTAATGTCGCAATCTAAGGACTCATCATAATATTCCTCAAAAGGCACAAAACTTTTGAGGGCATTCATGGGAAACATACGCTCTGTTTCCTCGCCACAATCCTTGCACGTATAGCTACGCTCTTCAAATAAAGCGAACCTCTCCTCTACCTTTTCACAGGCCTTGCACTTAAAATCATATAATTTTTGACCTTGTTTCATTATCTACGAGCGCGTCTTCCTTGCGTTTGTCCAGCCAAAATACTTCTAAATTGCTGACCGTAGTCTTTCAATATTCTATTTACTATCACTTGCGGTAGCTTTTGCGCTCCAGAACCTCCCACGGTAGTCTCTAGCTGTCCTTGGCCGGGACGAACCCTAGGTCCACCTTCTGCTCTGTCAGCTTGAGACGTAAGGTCGGCGTGTATTTTTGACAACTCCTGCTTTGAAGCCCTATCTCCTCCTTGGGCCTTTTGAAGTAGGGTATCTATTTGATCCCGCACCTGCTTTTCCTCTACATTAAACCTAGCCTGTCCACCACCATATTGATCACCCGCAGCATACATCTTTTCATCCTTACCCCTTGCTCCTATGGCCCCAGCCCTTTGCGCCCCTGCTTCCATCGTGCCTTGTAATCTTGCTGCGGCAGGACTATATCCCCCTCCCGCTACTCCTCCAGACTTCTGAAAATCACCAAAACCCATGGCCCTTGATCTACCTACTCCACCTAATGCCGCTGGCAAACGAGCCTGATCAAGGGTTAATGGCGGTTGCGGAGCAGCCTGAGGGGGTCTTTGGGGTGCCGACTGCGTTGGCCTAGAACCCTCCTGTCCTGCTGAACCTCTCTGTGGTCCCGATCTTGGTCCTTGTTGTATAGGAGGTTGACCCGCAGGAGGCATTGCACCAGAAAACCCCGCCGATTCCATTAACTTCTTACGCTGAGCAGCCGTTACCGCACCTCCTGTGGCCACAGGAGGTCTTTGGAAGTCTCTACCTTGTCTTGGATCAACACTTGGTCCCCCTTGGGCTACCTCACCACCGCGACGTACCCCTGCTGCTGCTGGGGCCGTAGGTGAAGCAGTTAAAGGTTGCGTTAAGGGTGACGTTGGCTGCATAAGACCTACACTAGGCTTTGCAACCTCAGGTGCTGGCTGTCTCCGTTGGACGTTTCTACCCTCTATGCCACCTCTTCCAGAAGCCAGCCAACTGCCAGCCCTACCTGCCAGCCCTTTCAATC